AAGCCACGTAGGTCCATCCTTCCTGACTCTCGGATACTTTCTCTGCTTCGCTATACAAAGAGACATATTGTTGAAAATCCTTTACCTCTACTGCTGCGTCATTGTATTTCACCTTGACGTCTTTGCTCGTGATACCTGCGATATCATACACTCGGCGCTGAAAGAGAGATACCATAGTAGCAGTGAGTCCTTCCATACCAAGCCGCTTGTAATCAGGTTCGAAACTCACCAAGGTATAAGGTTTTTTAGAACAGGCTATCACTTTAGGCGGATGGATCACGTCCAAATTCTTCTCAAATTCCTGTGTATATTTTAGCTTTCGACCGGAGTCTACGGTTTCAATCATTCCCCACGTTGACCAAATCAATACCAATTTGAAGCCAAATCCGTTCTTACCGCCTGTGATTTTCTGTTCTTCTTTGTTGTAGTTCGTAGACGTACGCAAGTGCGCAAAGATAAGCTCTGGTATCCAAGTGTCATAGGTAGGATGTTTTTCAACATCAATCCCTTCGCCATTGTTCAACAAGGTAATCCGGTTTTTATCAATCGTGACCTGAATACTCGTGACCACCTCTACTGCTGGATTCGTCTTTTTCTTCTGCTGGGTACGCACCACATGGTCACGACAATTCACCATTCCTTCATCAAACAATTTGAACAGCGCCGGATTGTAATCAACTTCTTTGGACACAATCTTTCCATCTTCAAAGACATACAATTCGGCACGCTGCATGTCGACTGAACCGATGTAGGTGTCAGGATTGTCTAGGATGTGCTCCTTGTCGGTTTTCTTCTGGTAACTTTGCGCGAGTGACATTTTATATGTGTCTAACTATAAATTAAATTATACATCAATTTTATAAATAGATGAGCCGTATCGACCCATGTAAACAAAAATGTGACATTATTACGTTTTCAGAAAACAAAATGTCTACCAAAATGTTGAAAGCCATGATGTTAAAAATGGGAGGAGGAAAAATCAGCTATCACAATAGTCGAACGAAGAGTACGCATAGAACGATTCTTAGCCTCAATTATATAGACAATCGGCTATTGTTATTACGATACAAATATAAACTCTATTTTCATTACGTAAAATCGTTATCCAGTATTAACAAAGACCTCTATTTTAAGGTTTTACAAATGTTAGATACCTTGATAGCACAATTAACTCCAGACGAACGTAACATTGTATTTGATACGATTCCACCTGAAGAACCTATCGAGGAAACGTTTGAAGATTCAGGTGTGGTATTCAATATCGTATCAAAACGAATCGTACAGTTCTCTTATTTTATCATAACTAATATTAAAACCAATTATGTATTTGAGACAGGATTATTTTATACATTTGATTTGTCTGACCCCACAAATATAGGGACCAGGTTTTGTCTCTCCTTGAACAAGGACGGTGTCGCTTACGATTGTCGTTATAATTTGACGCCGCCTGGACAGCCTGGTTCCACTATGAAATTGTATATTTCTAAATTCATACCTTTGACACAGCTATATGTCTTTAATCTTGACGAAGAAAGCAAAGGCAATCAGTATGAACAGTGGGGGTATTCGAATGAGTCAATCTTTATCAACCGAGACAACATTACAATAGATGATACACTTGGGTATACCTTTCGAACTTTTGATACATCACATCTTAAATTTGTCATCTATGAATGGTATGGTCCAAAAATATTGATTGATCCCTTTTTTTCTTCTGACCCTACAAAATCGTCTAATCCGGTGTATTTGTATAAAAATAATTTTATCTATAAACTAGGTATAGGAGTATACTACATTTATCTTCACAATTATTATTCGTTAGCCTTTTTAAACCGTAACAAAAATATGGTAGGCATTTCCTCTCCGTACAATCGGGGTACGAAACCTTTGGACCATTTATTTCTTGCTGGGAGCGGTTTAACTGGAGATTATACCTTTTATTCAGGTATGATACGGCTCACCATCTTAGGACCGTTTGACCCCATTAGTCTTTATAACGACAGGTATGGTTACATGGGAGGATTATTCATGATACAATATGGCGATTCAAATTTAAAAAATGCGATTCCAGATGAGTTTATTTCTACAAACACAGGTAGCCGGTATGGATTAGATTCTCAAACGATTGTAGATGCGACACGTTTTACATTTCAAAAAATACCTTACAACTCAATCAATCGATTTGCCTTGGCTAAAGGTGTTTATACGATATACAATACTACGAATCTCCCGATTACCCTCATCAATACCAACAAAACCGAATGGATTACTATCAAAGGCGTTTCCAAAAAAATAGAAACAAAGAGTGTAGAAGACGACAAAGGTGTTACCAAGAAAATAGAGGTTTTAGTAGACGATATACTTTTAGATATAGGTCCTCAAGGACAAGAGTGTATTTTTTATTATGGAACTGTCGTGATAAGTGTGCTTGGAGATTTTGGACAATGTTCTCTCTATACTCCTCGAAAGGGTAGTTCAGATGGAGGATATCGTGGAGGACATGGGTTATTGGTCTATGACGAAGCCTTTAGCAATACAGCATCTTATATAGCACAAGACATGAATGTTCCCGCGATTGTTTCCAATAACGCAGTATGTCCCGTAATACTTGAGGTATTTAAACCTATTTCAAGTGTATCTCTTTCTCTCAATGAATATAGATTGAGTTTAGGAGATGTATTTGTGGGTACAGTCAAATATGGCGACTCAGCTATCCATGAAATGCGTTATAAATTAACTCCCAAAAACTATACGTTTCTCTTTAACGGAAAGGTCACTATCTATGGAACAAACGCAGTTGATAATACCCAAACAAACGATATTCTGAATTATCGTACAATAATACTTACAGAGTTTGTGACACTTAAATATCCTATCTATACTCCTCCACCGGGTCGAACAACAAGTGCCTTTACTGTCAAGTCTACTGCGTCAGACGATTTTTGTATTGTACACGAAGATGGAATCTCAAAATATACCTATTTTATGACGTATTCTTAACATACAAAATGAATTTAATTTCTTCTTCTATGATATATGGAATTCGCAAAGAAATACGGTTCACGCGCAGAGGTTATGCATGGAGTTGCCGAAATGACGACGGGTCGGCGTCGTAAGTCTTATTTCATCATGAATAAACATGGAGATATTGTCTCGAAGAAGTTGAGTCTGCGTGCAAAGAAGGAGAAGCGACTGGAGAAAGCCGGATACTTCACGCGAAAAGGCCAGTTTGGTGCGTTTAAAAAGGAAGAGAAACGGTCCGCCAAAAAGAAGTCTAAGCGTCGTAAGGCCTAAACTTGTTCCGAGTCTTGCCGCGATGTTTACGAACCGTTTTACGTTTTAAATACTTATTCCTGTGTCGTTTCCCCTTACTACGTGAACCGCCTCCAAACTTTTTCATAGTACAGTCTATCTGGTTCATTCGATGATACAGAGCTGAAGGTCCATCCGTTTCACTGTTGTATTTTTTATACGTGCAGCTCATATACATATGAAAAATATTAATGACGATGAGTTAAAAAGGATGATTTAATTTCTAAGTAAAAACAAATGAATGACTCTCAGAAATTACAATTACATGAGTTGATGAAAAAAAATAACACGGTTGACAACACCCATCTTATCCGTGAACTCAAGCATAGTGTTTTATTAAGGGAAAACATTGAACATATGATGGAACTCAAGCGTACGGTAGTAGAACCCGAACGAAGCAAACGTTGTGAACAAGAGTGTTATTTTTTGTATGAAAAATATACTGCTCTCTATCATCGTCTTTACAAAAATCGAGTAGACCTCTCTGTATTAAATACATTTCTTCATGTTTTGGCCAAAATTGAGGAGGGGCTATGTACGCAACAAGAGGCTTCTTTTGAAATAGGGACATTGCTCAAACATATGTATGTAGACCCTGAGCTAGAAAAGAAAGAACCCACGTTTAAGCCAGCCAAGAACATTCAGTGGCAAGAGTATAAACAAAAAATGTTATCCTCCACTAGATGAACCTGGTCATTGTGGAGTCTCCATCCAAATGCAAGAAGATTCAGTCCTATCTAGGAAAAGGCTATAAAGTGATTGCGACGTGTGGACACTTTCGTACCATTCCGGCGCTCGCAAACATTAATTTATCTACATTTAAAATCAAGTACGAGACGGTGAAGCCAAAAGTGGTCGCACTTCTGAAGAAGGAAGTGGCTGACGCAAAGGAAGTTATTCTTGCGACAGACGATGACCGGGAAGGAGAAACGATTGCTTGGCATGTATGTAAAGTATGTAAACTACCGACAACTACCAAACGTATACTCTTTCATGAAGTCACCGAACGAGACATCATGAGAGCCATGTCGGAACCGACTGTCTTACGAATGAATCTAGTCTATAGTCAAATTGCTCGACAAGTATTGGATGTCTATATTGGTTTTACAGTTTCTCCTATGTTGTGGAAATATGTTGGACATAAGCTGAGCGCTGGTAGATGTCAGACACCCACGCTTCATCTCGTAGCAGAGAGAGAACGAGAAATCGAAACCACTCTAAAAGAAAACACATTTGTTGTGAAAGGATATTTTACAAATGAGTATATTTTATTTCATTTTTCACGTAGTTTGTCTCAAGAAGAAGCACGACCCTTTCTTGAATCATTGCGAGGATACACATTCGTCTTGTCTCCACCAGAGGCCAAGGAAGTGTCCGTGCCTCCACCCAAGATACTGACGACCAGTACCTTACAACAAGCCAACTTGTCTATGACTCCACAACAAATCATGAAATGTGCTCAAACCTTGTACGAAGAGGGTTACATTACCTATCTTCGTACGGACAATGCGTCTTACAGTGAAGAGTTTTTGCTACAAGCGGCCTCCTTCTTACACGAGGATTACGAAAGACCTCTACAGAAAAGCACCCAAGGAGCACATGAAGGCATTCGCGTGACCCAACTCTCTATCACCGAGACAAAACTCGATATATCTACTGACAAACTCTATCGATACATTTATCAAAGAACCTTACAAAGTTGTATGAAACCGGCTCGTATGCTTCATACCACCTTTAAGATAGAAATGAAAGAAGATTATTTCTATTATACCTCTATTCAACCCATTTATCAAGGATGGAAACAAGATACTGAAAAAGAAGACTGGTCGAATTATCTTCGATATTTGACCCATGTACAATGTAAACGTGTTTTAGTGGAAGAGACTACTCATACTTTGTCTCACTGGACAGAAGGACATTTGATTTCTGAACTTGAAAAGCGTTCTATCGGTCGACCCTCTACCTATAGTCATTTACTGGATACTGTACAAGAACGTAAGTATGTTGTCAAAGGTAAAATAAAACGCACGCCTTTGACGCTAGAGACCTATGAATATCTAAATGAAGGACCCCATGATACTATCACAACTCGTACAAAGGAGGTTGAATCCGAAGAATCCAACCGTTTATCTGTAACACCTCTGGGTCTAAAGGTGGAGGCTTTTTGCTATAAGTATTACGAGAGTATGTTTAATTATGACTATACACGTTTGTTAGAAGCAAACCTGGACCAAGTGGAAGAAGGGTCAAAGGATTGGACTGCCGTGGTACAAGAATGCGTGACACATCTCTCTTCTGTAGTCATCGACATGCCTTTAAAAAAATACGATAGTTTGCATGTAGGTCTATACGAGAAAATACCTATCGTGATAAAACATGGAACACATGGATTTTATCTCGAATATCAGGGTGTCAACCGGTCTCTTCAATCCTATGAAAAAATAGACCAGATAGAACAATGGATTACAGAACAAGCAGTTCCACCCGAAGAAATGGACGGATTGATTGCTTTCATGAAGACCGAGAAAACGGTTCTCACGATTACAGACAGTTGGAGCGTGCGCACAGGACCGCATGGACTATATTTATTTTTCAAAGCAAAGACCATGAAGAAGCCAAAGTTTTATCCATTACCTTCGGAATATGCTAATTCAACTAGTGAAGAAATAGAAGAGTACATTCGAAAAAAATATAAGACGATATAGTATATGGAAAAGGAGCCCAAAGATGGATTACTGGATGCGATTAAAGACGTATTGCGAGAGAAAGATGCGCGAAGGTCTACCCCCATTTTTGCGTCTCTATTGGTGATAGGAGTCTTTATCAAAATGACATTAGGATATGGTTTGAACACACCCGACGGTACAACTGGAGAAGCCAATGCGGTCATCTGGGGATATGGAATTGCGGTCTTCTCTCTATTGGGTATTATTTTTGTCAACATCAAAAAGGGTTCTGACGATTGGAATGCTCTTCAGAGATTGCCCTGGGCACTATTGCTCACCCTTGTCCTAATGATGTGGATGATTGCGTTAAATGTGAAGTATTTTACTGCGATTAACAAGAAAGCTGTACCACCTGAATATTTTTTGTGGTCTTATTACTCTTCCATCCTAGTCATTTGTCTCGTCTTCTTTTCAGTGATACAATATTTACAAAAGGGACCTGGTAATGAACAACTCGCAAGCTACACGTCCATTTTCGCATTCTTCAACGTACTACTTGTGGGTATCCAGCAAATTGTGTTGGATTGTTTCTACGTAGATGGATAGCATTCTATTTTACAGGTAATCCCAATCGATTGGTCATTCTCCCATACTCCCGAGACACGCATATACACACGCGGATTTTTCACATAAGCATTGTGATGACGAACCATTGTAGTATTCGGATGATTGTGGGATATTTCCTTTTTGACATGTTTTTTTAAGGAAGCCAATATATTCTGTTCAACGCTGCGCAATTGTTCTTCTCTATAGGTAAATGTATATTTAAAGAGTTTGTCGTCTTCCTTGACAATGGTGGTTTCCGCATCTAGCAAAATATACAAGGTATGGATAATAAAGATATGTGTATTGTATTGAAGCTTATAGAATTTTTTATACGTAGAAAACTTATTGGGAATGGGTAGATAAAAAGAAATTTGGTTATAGTTTATCTGGGATGGATGATGATAAAGGTTCATTAACTCTTTTCATCATTTGTATTTATATAATTATAAATGGTCGTTCCATTTAAGTTTCTCGTAAAAGATGACATTTATATGTTAAACAGATTAAAATATAAATAAACGATGTGTGTTTCGTATAAAGATGGAGAATTCCATGATACTCTTTGGACTAGACCAGTCCTTGGTATACGAGGAAGCCCTTTCTGTTTTGCGTAAAAAAAGTCCATCTCAGTTACACTACAAACGCAAATGTGTATTGGACATTCAAGGAGATACCTATACCTTTACCATGAGTGATGTTCATTTTGAAATCGATTTTGAGAGAGCGAACATGTCCCAATCGATATGGACCGACCTCTATGTAAAGATAAAAGAAATTCTACAGATTAAAAATAAGCTCACTTTATTGTGTTGTCATTTTCATTTGATTGACCCAGACCTTCTCTCTGTTTTTCACACGTATATGCGAGACACAACCATAACCTATCTTTTTTTAACCAAACATGTCTCGTATTTTCCTTCTTCTATCAAAGACATTTGTACCTTAGTCCCTGTTCATGTTCTCACAGTATCTACATACGACCATCATCACGAGGCTAGATGCGATGCGGTAGTTGACTACATTCTGGCGGATGGATACGACCTATCCAACGCAAGAGAGTTGATTTATAAATGGATGATTTATAATCTGGATATATATGATTGTATTCAATATGTGTATTTTAAAATATACTCTCGCACACATGTTGAATTAAATCAAGATGATTTTTTGATGTTCATGACCAATTATAACACACGTTATCGTTCCATTTATCATTTAGAATACTTTGTTCATTCGTTAAAACGTAAGGTGTTGAGTTGTTCGGCCTTGAAGCGTCATTCACTCGAACCAAAGTAAACCAATCCTATAGAGAGTCGTTATCATCTTTTCCGTGTACAACGCTTCTGAGTACAAAGCCGATGACGAGGTCTATGTTTGTATTTGTGTGTTTGACCGTTAAAATGCTTATTCCTGGATGGTTTTCCAAGTCGGCGCCTGGTATACAAGATAGAATCAATCAAGTTTTGGTATGCCTTTGGAAAGACACGTTTGGGCATGTTAGTATATAAATATATTTTTTTCTATTTCAGGATGAAGATACAGGAAGCATGTCTCTTACTACAAATTAGTTCACACGAACGATTCGATATACCTCTATTAAAAAAGAAATATAAAAAAGCATGTCTCCTGAATCATCCCGATAAAAAAGGTAATGATTCCGCATTCATAAAAGTAAAGGAAGCATACGCATTTTTACTTACACGTCCAGAAGATGAATTTATGGATACGATTGAAGAAACTCAATGGCGTCTATATGCGTATTGGTTATCTCATATCGAACATCCTCTTTTGAACAAGTATCTGATACGACCGATTCAACATCACTTATCTGGATATAAAACCTATATACTCGAACCTACTCTTGAAAACATGTTGCGGAAAGACCTTTATTTTTTGGAAGAGGAACAGTTGTATATTCCTTTGTGGCATGAGGAACTGGTCTTCTATAAGAAAATACGGGTTGTCATGAAACCTAAACTTCACACGTCGTATCTTGACGATGACAACAATCTATATGTTCATCTTAAAGAAACGGATACTTGTTTACGTTTTGGAGAGATAAGTATTTTAATCCATGAGGAAGATAGAAAAAGAGGTCGTATCCTCAAACAGGGGATACCACGTCTTTCAGAAAAAATATACAATGTAGAACATTTAGCAGATATTATTTTTATTCAACCTTAGGTTTAGACTGAAGCTGCGACTTTTTTCTTGCTCACCTTTTTCACTGGCTCTGCGACCGTCTCTGCGGGTACCTCTGAAACAGGAACTTCCTTGATTGGCTGTTCGACCTCTACTTCTGGAGGAGGCACAGGTTCAGGCACAGGTGTAACAGGAGCAGGAGCAGGTGTCGACACAACCGCCGCAACAGGTGCTGGAATTTCATCTTCTCCGTCACTTCCATAGGTAGTATCTTGAGTAGACAATCCAGGAATGTAGCACTTTCCCTTTTCGAAGGTCTCAGGTGGCTTCACTGCGCACTGACTGAGCTTCCAAGTTACGCCAAACTTTGAACCCGTAATCCAAATACCACCACACATGAGCGTACAGCAAACATTACTTCCCTTTTGTACAACAGATTCAGGACCTTGTCCATTTTCATTTGGAAAGATTTGATTGCTTTTCAGGTCATAGACCTCGAACTTGGGCTGACCATCCCAAATAGGAAGCTTGATTTTGAGTGTTGGTTCACGCGTCTTGTCAAGACTTCCATCCAAGAGTTCCTTGTTTTTAGGATACTTAAGCATAGGGGTCCAAAACGCTTGAACCACTTCATCTCCATACTTCTTCCCAAACCAATCCCTCGAATTGATAGCTGCGTCTTGGACAATCTTCTCCTCCATTTCCATCATCATCTTTTTGAGAGAACGGGTCGCATCCGTTTCAAACTCCTCTCGCGGGAACTGAATATTCATATCGTAAGAGACCGAACCGTCATCGTTCTTGTGTTCGTTCACTCCATACGTCAGCATCATAGGAGTGTGAATCATCAGAGAGCGACGCGTGCCCGAGTTCGTAATGTTAATACTTTTTCCTCCTTTCGTATTCACACGAGGCTTTCCGTAAACCATCTGGGTAGTTGGGGCGAAGTTGCTAGCGTTCACAATGAGGGAAGACATTTTACTTATAACACTAAGACCATTTCTTTAATTCAATTTTTTTTTTATTGTTATGAAAAGACGACTGCGTCAGAAAAAGATATTAGAATAATCGGTTAAATATAAATCCTACTATTATATCATGACCCACAAGATTCGAACGTTTCATCAATTCAATTATTTGAAAGAATATAACTATACCCTGAAAGATTTAAAAGAACTCTATGTTTTGTTCAAACTAAAATGGAAACAACGAAAGAAAACAGAAGTCGTGGATCACCTATACACGGCCTTACGAGAACATTCAAACGCATGTATTGTACAGAAATACTGGAGACGATACATGGTTGTATTATTTCATCGGTCTCATGGACCTGCTCGCCTAGACCGTTCGCTATGCAACAATGATGAAGATTTTCTCACTACAGAACCTGTACAAAAAATAAATTATCGTTCTTTTATTAGTTTTACGGAAGACGACAAGTTTATTTATGGATTTGAGGTGGGGTCTATCTTTACGTTGATTGATAAAAAGATGAACTACAATCCTTATACTCGAAGAACATTTAGTTCTCAAATCATGAGACAAATTGAGAAGAGGGCATTGTACAATAGAGTGTTATTCCCATGTGAAACGATAGTCGAAAGAGTATTAACCTATGAACAAAAAATCATTAGTCTTTTTCATAAAATGGATACACTTGGTAACTATACCCAAAGTGAGTGGTTATTACGTCTCAATGATGTTCAGCTAAAACGTTTTATATTTGAACTCTATGACATTTGGTGTTATCGAGCCCATTTATCGAGCGAAATGAAACGTAATATATGTCCGCCAAATGGTACACCTTTTCACAGTATACCCATGATAGTATTAGATAGTTCACATCCTCCTTTAGAGATATTAAAACAATATACTTATTCGATACTCCATGATTTATTGTATCGTTCCAATCAACCCGAATATCAAATTTTAGGGGCTTATTACATATTGTCTGCCCTTACTTTGGTCAGTATGCCGGCCGCGGATGCGTTGCCTTGGTTGTATGAATCCGTTCTTTGATGGATGTTTATTCTATTTTGTTTTGTTTTCTATTTTGTTTCCTTGATAGATTTGAATGAATGAAAATAATTAAATCCACTAAAAATGAATATAAAAAGAATGCCTATGATTATGTATAATGTCTGCTATCAAAGAGCCTAAGTCAAAGCAGCCTAAGCAGCCTAAGTCCAAGGAGCCAAAGAGTGTTCCAGTGGATGTCCCAGTCGAGGTTACTCCTCCAGCTCCAGCTCCAGTCCCTGCCCCTGTCTCGAGTGAGCCAGTGAAGACGGTTGACCCAGTGACCCCCGAGGTGACCCCAATCGGTGATGTGTTCGCCAACCTGAACCGCTCCCTGGTTGACCTCACCGTTCAGCTGAGTGCCCTCAAGATGGAGGTCAAGCTTGTGGAGAAGCACGTTTCAAAGGAACTTCGTGTGCTCGACAAGCTCAACGCAAAGAAGAACAAGAATAAGGGAAACCGCGCACCTAGTGGCTTTGTGAAGCCTACCAAGATTAGCGATGAGCTTGCGGTCTTCCTGGGTCGCGAGAGTGGTACTCTGATGGCTCGCACGGATGTGACCAAGCAGATTACGGCATATGTTCGGTCGAACAATCTCCAGGCAAAGGAGAATGGTCGTCTCATTCTTGCCGATGAAAAGCTCAAGACGCTTCTCAAGTATGACGAGAAGACGGTCACTGACCCAACCCAGCAG